GGTAAAATTAATAGATGAGAAATTTATTAAAACATTAATTGAAAAATTAAAAGAAAAAAATATTAAACGGGAGGATTTTGAACGTATTTTATTAACCAAAACAGAAAAACCAATAAAAGATAATAATGACGCAAAAACGCAAAATATTGGTGATTTAATAATAAATGAACCTAATAATCTTAAAGATGATACATATGCATTAATTTTTGGTGGAATGTATTATGCAAACCCAAAATGGATGCTTGAACAACTACCGGATAATATTAAAAATACAAAAAATATAATAATTGCACCATATACGACAAGTTTAAGGTCCGTTTTGGACAAATTTAAAGATGTTAAAATAAGCTCAGTATCTGGTTTTTCTGCTGGCGGAAAACAAGCATTTGAAGCTATTGGACGATATTCATTTATTGGTCTAATTGACCCCTCTGTTCCATCGTCAGCTTTAAATATAACAAATTTTGGTAATTCAAAAATGATTTATAATACAACGTGGAGAAGGTCTTCAATAGAAAAAGTCGCAAAAAATATGGGGGATGATGCGATTAAAGTTTCCTCAGGACACGAAAAAATTCCAAAAGAGTTCTTTGATAAATTTGGTGATTTATTATAATTTATGGGTTTACCTAAAAAAATAAAAAAGGATTTAAAATTAACTCCTGAAAAAATTCTTCTCGAAAGGAGGGAAGAATTATTGGAATATATTAACGAAGATGGTACATATCTACCAAAATCAATTTTACATGCTGATTTAGATAGAGGTTTTCTAGACTTTGTTAAAACCGTTCTAAGAACGGTTGTTGAGGGTAAAGAAGTTCCGATGATTGATGTAATTATTACAACACAAAATTGGGCGCAATTTACCGAGACGTGGAAATTTCAAAATATGGATGATAATCCGGAACCCCCATTTATTACTATTGTTAGAAAAAAAGAAACAAAGTTTGGAACCAATCCTGCATTAAAATATAATATACCAAATAGAAGACAATATTTTTATGCCGCTGTACCAACATGGACAGGAACAAGAAAGGGGGTTGATATCTATACAATACCGCAACCCATACCTATTGACATTAATTACAGCATAAAAATTGTTTGCAATAGAATGAGGGAATTGAATGAATTTAATAAAAATGTATTAAGGGAGTTCGCTTCAAGACAAGCATATGCTACGGTTAAAGGTCATTACATTCCAATTGTAATGGATAATATTAGCGACGAATCCGTAAATGATTTAGAAAAAAGAAGATATTATATGCAAAATTATGATTTTACTTTATTGGGTTTCTTAATAGACGAAGACGAGTTTGAGGTGAAACCAGCGGTTTCAAGATCTCTTGCATTAATAGAATTAGATAGTTCTTTACCAAAGAAGTCAAATGGTAGAACAAACGAAAGAAATGATTACGGTAATCAAATAATCTTTAATAGTGGTGTCACAGAATTAAATCAAGTTTACTATGTGCAAACCAATATATCATTTTTACAGACATCAAATGTAGACTCATACGATGTTTATATAAATAATAATTTATATGGTAGTGATATTCAAAAGATATTATTAAATAGTGGTGATGTATTAAGAATTGTTGTAACAAAAACAGATAATACAGAAAAGGGAATAATTAATTTCCAAACAGAAATTCCTTATTCACCGTAAACATCTTTTTTTTCTTTACACTTTTCGATAATCAGAGACTCTAAAAATTTATAAATTTTATAACCTTTTTTGTCGCAATATTTTTTTAAAATATCGTGAACTTCAGGGTCTATCTTTAAGTTTTTAATTTTTTTGTTATTTGACATGGTAGAAAAAAGGAAGAATTATTTCTCCCCATATTATAAATATATTGACTTTTATCTGATTTTTAATAAAAAGGTAGATATTTATTGAAAAATAAATTAAAAAGAAACCTTTAAAAAAAAATGGCAACATCCAACAAAGTTTTTGTATCTCCGGGGGTTTATACATCAGAGCGAGACTTAAGTTTTGTGGCACAAAGTGTTGGTGTCACAACCTTAGGTATTGCTGGTGAAACTCAGAAAGGACCGGCTTTCGAACCTATATTCATTTCAAGTTATAATGAATTTGAAACTTATTTTGGCGGTACAACCCCAGAAAAGTTCATAAACACACAGATTCCGAAATATGAAGCGGCTTATATCGCAAAATCTTATTTACAGCAATCAAACCAGTTATTTGTATCAAGAATTCTTGGTCTATCAGGTTATGATGCTGGACCATCGTGGTCAATTAAGATTAATGCTAATATGAATTCAGAAACGGTTTCATTATCTAGCTGCACAACTTATTGTTCGGGTGGTGAATATCTAACAAGTGGTTGCACTGTTCAAGCTCCGGTAACATTTACAATTAATTTCACCGGCAATACTTGCTCATTAAGTGGAATTATAATAAGTGGTGATTCAAACTATAATAGTATAATTGGTCAATTTGCTACTGAAGAATATGAGCAATTTAATGGTAGTATTTCAACTCTAGAGGAGGACTTGAAAGAACAAATTTTCGGAGTAATGAGTTCAACAGGAACTAGTGGTTCATCTGTTTATTACTTCGGTTCTATTCCCGCATCAGCAACCACCGTTTCACCATTAAGTGCATATACAGCATCAACTAACGCTGTTAACGTGTTTAGCGTTGCTGACCCCGTTAGCTTAGACGAATTAAGTTCAAGATTAAATGATTCTTGGTATTTTGCAGCTTTTAATCAGTTTGCACCGAATGTCACAGTTCTACCTAACGGTGAATCGGTTACACCTAACTACTCAGGTATTTCATTCTATAGCGTGGTTAATAGTTTGGTTTTCTCAGGTCAAGTTTGTACAACAGGTTCAACATCAACAACAACATCCACAACAACGGATCCTTGCGCGGCACCAATTCCTTCGCAAACCCCTGTAGGACCGGTGGTTACATGTTGCAATTACTTTACTGGAACATTAACTGGAACAATTTATACCTTCTTCGGTAAACAATTTAATGATTATCAAGACTTAGTAGTCGCAACTCTAAGGTCCAGAGGTCTTTCAAATTACGTTGGCGCGAATGGTCCGGTTTACGAAGTTTCATTATTAAACTATGTTGGTCTTGATTGCACAACTGACTCATACGAATTAGTGCAAAAGAATCCGTTTATGCCTTTTGCGATTACCGGTTTTACAGATGCTGGGCAATACTTTAACTTTAAGGCTTCTATGAGCAACACGGATAAAAACTTTATCGATAGAGTTTTTGGTAGTGCTAACTTTAGCAAACCTAAAAATGAGGTTCCGTTGTTTGTCGAAGAAAATTATTCAAATTTATTAACTTATGGTTGGAATAAAGGTTATGTAAGAGGATTGCAATGTAACTTACTTGCGTTAGATAGTACTAGAAGTAATGATGGTAACTCAATTGGTTGGTACTTAGATAGATATCAAACACCTTTAACTCCGTTCCTTGTATCTGAATTAAGAGGTAATAAGGTATTCAAACTCTTTAAGTTCCATAGTATTTCAGATGGTACAAATGCTAATACAGAAATTAAAGTTTCGATTGCAAATATCTCATTCGTAAATGGAACATTCGATGTGTTGGTAAGGAATTATAATGATACCGACCAAAATCCTGTGATAATTGAAAAATTCTCAAACTGTAGCATGAACCCTTCGCTTAATAACTTCGTTGCTAAGAGAATTGGTACCGCTGATGGGGAATACGAACTTAAATCAAAGTATGTAATGGTTGAATTAAGTGATGAATATCCTGCTGACGCATTACCATGTGGTTTTGAAGGTTATTTAATGAGAGAATATGATGCTGAAACTCCTCCGTTCGTGGTTTACAAAACAAAATACGATTTTCCGGGTGAGGTTATCTACAATCCTCCATTTGGTACATTGGCTGGTAGTGAAGATTCGTTCAGAAGTAGCGGTGATAGAATAAGAAACACGTACTTGGGTATTTCTTCGGAGATTCCGGCTGACCCCGATTTCTTCTACTACAAAGGTAAGAAAAATACATCATCTGTTGAACTTTGTACCAGCGAAACTTCTGATTCGTGGATGTATCTCACAAAAGGTTTCCACATGGATATTAACGCATCGGTAATCAAAATCGCTCCTGAGTTCGTAACATCGGGTAAATCAGCTTATGATGTTGGTGTAACAACATTTACATCTGAACCCACATCAGCAAGCAACCCTTATTACAGATTACAATCTCGTAAGTTTACGCTTTACTTCCAAAACGGTTTCGATGGCTGGGACATTTATACCGAATCAAGAACCAATACGGATAGATTCCAATTAGGTGGTTCTGGTTATCAGAATGGTGCTTGTCCTTCAGTGAGATACCCTGACGCTACTGGTGTTGGATTATTCAAACAGATTTCAGTAAATGACAC